ATTGAACATTCAAATTTAACATCTCCTTCCACCTCTAAAACTCCATTTTTTATGTCTTTTTCTACTTCTTGTTGTGTTTTATAAATTTTAGTCATAAAGTTATATTTAATTATTAGTTTCTTCTATGTTATACTCGCAACCTATTTCCATTCCTCCAAATCCAATAAGGTATCCGTGTTCTTCTTCCCAAGTCATTTCGTTATCCATATATATAATAGTTAGTTTGTGAATTGAGCCTTTTACACTGTCTTAATCGTCTAGCAGTGTGTTTTACACAATTATGCTTAGAAACGATTGGCGATATGTTTTTAAGGCTCTGGGACTATCTGTGGTTTAGATGTGGCTACCAGTTAATGCTTAATCCTAGTTAGAGTTTAATCTCGTATAGTTTCAAGCGATTTACCAGTTGTCTTTTCCTTAACCTTCTACTTTAAGTATATACCTGTTTGATTAAACTGTCAAGCCCTTTGGTTGATATACAATAATACTATATTTATTAAGGTTTATTGATGTTTTAAAAAGTTATCCACAACCTTATAAAAGTTTTTGAAAGTTATTTATAATTATTTGGATTGTCTGGTCGTAGTTTAGTCCCAACTCTTCAATTTTAAGTCTTAGTATCTGACTAGCGGTAACGGTCTTCGCTTTTCCTCTTATCAACTCTGGTTTACCGTCTTTCTCAGTTAGGATTTTGACACGCCCAAGATTATCGGCTTTAAAGGTTCTTACCTCGTTGTCATTCTTATCAATCCTAGAAGAATATCCCTTAGAGGGGTCAAAAGCTACACGCTCCAACACAACTGAAAATTCGTTGTTAGTGTCTATTTCGCTATCTAGTTCTATAACTCCGCCTATTTTAATGTTTGTTATCATAATTGTTCTTCTAAACCTTTTTTAATTTCTAGTAGCTCGTTTAGGGTTGGTTTCCAAATCATATATCTTTTGCAATCCAAATTTTCAAACCAAGCCCGTCCTCTTTTATCTTTAAGTCTTTCAAAAAGTATTGCTGTTGTGAAAGTGTCCATATGAACTTTAAAGCGATGTTCTGCTTTTAAAAGACAAGCACCGTTGTCTGTATCCCACCTTGTAGCTTTGTTAGCCCTATGAACCAGATGATGAGCGTCAAAGGCTTTTATATCTCCTCTTTCCCCTGAAAGTTCTGATTGGCAACCTTTCCTAACAACTAAGCTCCACGCCACATCGCATTCTTTCTCTATCTTTTTTACTTGCTCGCTATAATACCCCTTAGAGTTTAGATGTCTTTCTTTCTTCTTAGCTTCTAGTTCCGATCGTCTTTCTTTTTTCTTTTTGCATAGGCAAGTAAAGCATAAAACGCTACCATTAGTTCTTTTCTTTCCGCATTTGCATAGCTTCACATTTTTAACGGGCTTTTTGATTGGAGTTATCATAAGTTTATTGATTAACTATTTTAAGTTTCCCACACTTTTTACATTTCTTTTGTTGTTTAGTTAGACCCCATACTCCAAGGTATTCCCAATCGTGATTAAATATCCACCAACATTTTTTAATCTTTTTTTTCGTCATAGTAATATTTTTTAATTAACTAATACTTTTTAATTTGATACCACAAGACTTCATAGCGTTATCCGAAAAGATAATTTGTAGCCCAAAATAAATTGAGATTAGATAAGTTGTTGGCATATTATTTAGTTAATTATTAAAATGATATTAAAGTAGTTTATTTAATTAAGTCTATTGTTTTATTTAAGTTTATTAACTCCTATTAAAAATAAAATCCAAACAACAAACATAAAATAAACTTCCCAACTGATAAATGGATTTTCTTGATATTTAATACCAAAAGACATAAATGGAACTATTAATAAAGCACCTAGTGCTACAAATATAAATTTTTCTTTCATAGCTTAGTTGTTAATTTATAATTAAGATTAGTTAGCTAAAACTGCTAATTTATTATCCTTTAAATAGTTAAAATAAGATTTTGTTATTTTATAGCTAGTATTTTCTGCCATTCCGTCATAAGAAAGATAGCATTTTGTTTTTGCACCTTTAAAACTGTTTTTGTAGCTTCTAATAACCTTATTTTTGCAATCGTCAAATCTTTCTTTTAAGTATTTAAGGTTTTGATATTCTCTTTTATAAACTTCTGCCTGATAAAATGGAATATCTTTTTCTTCGCTCCTTCCTTGTTCTTTACAAAATCTTGCTAATTCTGCGTCAGAGATATAGCCAACAGCGTTCATTCTTTCAAAGACAAATTCTTTTAATGTCATATAGCTTATTTGTTAATTTATAAAATGATATTAAACTATTCTTGTTAATCCTTTTGTGCTTGTTCTTTCGTTATTTATTCCCGATAATTGTAAAAACATTTCTAATCTTTTACTTTCTGGAAGTGATTTTATTTTTTCGTATTCAACTTCTGTCATTACACAATCTTTCGCCACCTCTGGATAATATTCAAGATTAAGTTTTACGGGCATATAATTTCCCCTATCGTCTGGAACATCAGCACCAGCTACAACCCATTGTCCAAAATGTCTTTTAACTTTTGTTCCGTCGTGAAGAACGCCGGTGTTTAAATCTTTTCTATCTTCCACTTCATCTGACAAATTTTCTGGGTAAGCAGTAGATACGGAAGCTTTATTTATAAAAACTTCTATTCTCGGAATAAATATTCCTTTTTCAGCTTTCATTATTGCTAAATACTCGCTTTTATTAACGATATAAGTTTCTCCGCTCATTATTATAATTTTGTAATTCATATTATTCGGCTATGGTTAAGTTATTTTTATTAATTTTTCCTTTAATTCCAGCGACTATATCACCACGTTTGAACCACATTTTTTCAAGGCTTCCAATTCTTGGGGCGTAAGCGTCTTGCGAACAATATTCAAGCATTGCTTTTATTTGAGGGTGCGTATAGTTTTTTAAAATGTGCGTGGCGAATATACGGTCTTTATTTGAGGCAGACTTAAAACCCATAATTCTTTCAAAGTCAGCAAGTAATGTGTTTATGTCTTCTCTTCCAAAAGTTTCTTTTTTAGTTTCTAATTCGTCTGGGGATTTTTCCTCTATACCGATAGGTATAGATATATCATTAACAGTATCATTAACATTTACATTTACATTTACATTATCATTAACACTTACAGCTAGCTTTGCTAAGGGTTGCTTAGTGTTGCTTAGTGTTGCTAGGTTTTGCTTAGCTTTTGCTAGACCTCCTTTTCTTCCATATTCTACTCTTTTTTGTCTAATATTATCCCAATGTTTTAAATCTCTCTTTAATTGTTGTTTTATAGGCTCAAAGGCTATTTCTAGCAGAATGTCGTTAAGCTCTGGATTTTTATCGTTTACATAAGCTAGCAAATGCTTGGTTAGCTTGCCTGCTTGTTCGTCTGTAAGTTTATTTATTGTATACATCCAGTCGGAATACATTATAAAACTTTTTTTGTTGTCAGCCATAATTTATATCTTAAACGAAAAAATCTCACACCTACCGCTAATTATGGAAACACCGTCAAGTGCAACACCATTATTATTGGTATGTGTGAGATTTCTTTTTTTAAGTTTGACGGTATTTTTATATTGCATAATTTAATAATACTCCTCTTTTTTCTATTTGTCAAGAGCCTTTAAACACTAAATATATTTGGCGGATTTTATCCACAGAAAACCCCTCCAAAAAAAGAGATTGAGCTTTAATTCTTTCCAAGCCTCGCTAGAACGTAAATTACTAAGTTGGATAGACGAGTAATTAAAAAAGCTTTCTTGAAAACTTTAACGGCTAGTTGGGCGTGAAAAGAAAAAACCTTATGACCATAGACCAAGAAATACTAAAAGCTTATCAAGACATAAAAGACCAGAAGCTAACCAGAAAAGCAGGAGCAGAACTAATCTCCGAACTCTTTACAAAGAAAAGAAGTTTGCTTAATGAAAAGGAATGTGGTAAAATAAGTATAGGCATAACTAATTCTCAAAGAATTTAGTATGAAGAATAAAACAGAAAAAGATTTTATAAAATGGATTAAAGAAACCATAGACTATTACTTGCCAAAGCTTTTTATAAACATAAACAAGATTGAAATAGAAAAAGGAGAAGAAACTAGATATTTAGAAATTACTTGCACATACCCTTACTTAGACCCGACATTAAAATATTCAGAAAGAGCTTTTAACGCTTGGATAAAAGGAAAAATTAAAAAAGACAGAATACTACACGAGATTTGCCACATACTTACAGACCCCCTATATTCAAAAGCTAACGATAGATTTTCAGGTAAGAACGAAATAGAAGACGAGCGTGAAAGGCTTACAGATACCTTAGCAAGTATTTTAATACAATATATTTAACTATGTGTAATTGCCCTAACTGTAAGACAGAACTAAAAGAAACATCTTCACCAAGTGTCTTTTATTGTTCTAAGTGTAAGAGACTAGTAAGAACTATAATTGAAAAGTTATTTACTAAATAAAGATGATTAAACTTAATATAGGATGTGGAAAAAGTGTCATAGAAGGATTTGTCGGTTTAGACCTTGTTGACTATGGACAAGAATATATCCACGACATAACAACCAAACTACCCTTTAAAGATAAGACCATAGAAGAAATATATTGCTCTCATACCTTAGAACACATAGATGACATTAAAAGCGTTATAGAAGAGTTTAAACGCCTTACTAACAAGATAACAATCATAGTTCCTCATAGATGCCATACTTGGGCTAACTGTGTAGGACACATAAGATTATTTGATGAAGAATACTTTAATAAATACTTCCCTGAGTTTAAGGTTAGGACAGAAGCGTATCAGTGTCCTGACTTTGGCTGGGGATTGCAAATAATAGCAGAACTATAATATGGCAGAAGAGCAAGAGGATAAAACAGATTTAATGGTTAGACAAGAAAAGTTTTGTCAGCTTTATGCTACTGAAACAGAGTTTTTTGGTAATGGAGTTCAAACTTATTTAGAGGTGTACGACATAGATACAACAAAGCCAAATTGGTATAAAACCGCTTTAGCGGCTAGTTCTAGGCTGTTAGCTAATGTTAAGGTACTTGACAGAATTAATGAAATATTGGAAGAGCAAGGACTAAATGACTCTTTTGTTGATAAACAATTAAAATTCTTATTAACACAGCACGCAGACTTTACTAATAAGCTTGGAGCAATAAAAGAGTATAACAAGCTAAAGCAAAGGATCACTGATAAGCAAGACATTACTAGCGGTGGAGAAACTATTCAACCTTTAATGGTTAAATTTATAGATGACAAAACAACAAACGATACTAATACCAACGGAGTACAAGAGACTATTTGATAAAGATTGGAGAGAGTGTGCTTGCTACGGTGGAAGATATAGTTTAAAATCTCATACTGTTGCTAGATTTCTTTTAATAAGAGCAAGACAAGAAAAAACAAGAATAGCTTGTTGCCGTGAATTCCAAAACAGTATAGCCGATAGTTCTTACCAACTGTTAGCAGACCTTATAAAACAATATGAGCTTAATGATTTTGTTCTAACCAATAATTCGATAGTAAACAGAATAAATGGAAGCGACTTTCTTTTTAAAGGATTGTGGAACAACGAGCAAAGCATTAAATCAATTGAAGGCATAGATATAGCGTGGATTGAAGAAGCCCAAACAGTTAGTGCTAAGAGCCTTGAAGTTCTAACCCCTACCGTAAGAAAACCAGGAAGCCAAATCGTATATACCTACAACAGACTATTAGAAGAAGACCCAATCCATACCAGACTAGTAGTAGAAGGAAGACCTAACACCTTAATCATAAATGTTAATTACGATATAGCGATTAAATACGGAATGATGCCCGAGGTTATAAGGCAAGAAATGGAAGACGACAAAGCTAAAAGACCTGCACTTTACAGACACAAATGGCTAGGAGAACCTAACACTTTAGAACGTAAGATATATAAGGACTGGAATATTATAGATGAGATACCACACGAAGCAAGACTAGAGCGTTATGGTTTAGATTTTGGATATTCTAATGACCCAACTGCAATCGTAGCTATTTATAAATATAACGGGGGATTTATTTTTGACGAGATAACTTATCAGAAAGGATTGAGCAACAAACAGATAGCTGACATATTTAACAATCTACCTAAATCATTAGTAATAGCTGATAGTGCCGAACCCAAGAGTATAGACGAGATTAAGATATATGGCGTTAATATAATGCCTTGCGTTAAAGGCAAGGATAGCATTTGCCAGGGTATTCAGTATGTTCAAGACCAAAGATGTTCTATCACTAAACGAAGCGTCAATGGACTGAAAGAATATCATAATTACTTTTGGAAGGTTGATAATAACGGTAACGTAATTAACGTACCAGAAAGTGGATATGACCACTGGAACGATGCTATAAGATATGGGCTTGATAGTTTTAAGCCAGCAACAATTAATAACTTTAGCGGAGAACGTAAAAGAATGATATGATACAAAAAATTAAAGAAGAGTTATCTGATTTTAAAAGTCCAATAACCCTTAATAGCGGTAAAACATTTGACCATTACGAAATATTAAGACGCATAGATTGTTATGCTGATAATACTTTTATTGACGATGTTTGTAATGAAGAAGGTCTTATTTTTTGGCAATTAGCTGGACAGAGATTACCTCATTTTGTTAAAAACATTGACCTTGATACTAAGGATTTTAGAGCCGAAGGACAAGGCGAGGCTAACTACTATCAGTCCTGGATTGTTAGAATGAAGTTTGAGGAATGGTGTCGTAAGGGCACACTTCCTTTTGTGCTTAACAACACCACTAATAACATCGCTAAATATGGTTCTGGTGTTTGGAAGAAAACAAAGATTAATGGCAAGACAGAATTAAAGAGAGCTAACCTTAATAAGCTTTACTTTGATACTTCTGCCGAGTTTATAAACGATAGTTCGATTATTGAAGAACACGAATTGACTGAAGATGAGTTGAGATTTCGTTGGTCTGAATTGGCTGATGAGATTATTTTGAAGGCCGAGAAGTTTGAGAATGAAGGAAAGATTAAAAGATATAAAGTTTACGAACGCCACGGGTATGTTGACGGAACTAGAACCTACGGCATATATTGCGGTCTTAGCGATGACAAAGGATTAGTCATATACGAAAGAGCACAGAAGAAAGATATCTATTTTGACTTTCATATTGCTGACTGGGCAGGTGATAGGTGGTTGCGTGTTGGTGTCTTTGAACGCCTATTCCAGTTGCAAGAAGATGTTAATACCCTTGTTAATCAAAATCAAAACGCTAGAGATATTGCCTCTTTACTCTTATTAAGAACTAACGACCCGAACACTTACGGCAATGTTCTTAAAGGTGCGGAGAGTGGTGATATTATCCAGAGTGCTGATTTGCAACAGATAGGAATTGATAACCGTTTCTTCAATGAATATATAACAGAGTTAAGAGAGAAAGAGGCCAAGGCTGATAAGCTATGTATGACACCAGACGTCATTACGGGCGATACAATGCCCTCTGGAACAACTATGAGAGGTCAGGCGATGACAGGAAACGCCGCCAAATCAGCTTTCTTACCCGTTAAACAGTCAATAGGGGAGAAGATGGGCAAGATTATTGTTGAGGAGATATTGCCCGAAGTTGTAATGGATTGGAATAAAGGCGGTTATCTTATCATCAGTGAGAACAGCAATGACATCGCTATCTATGATGAGGCGATGATACGCATAGCCCAACAGGAACAGGCCGAGAAGAATGGCGGATACATCACCAAGGAAGAGGCACAGGCTATTGAACAGACTGTTAGACAGACTTTAAAGAACTCTCAACGAAAGATTGATGTTAAAAAGAATTTCTTTAATTTTGATACTGGAATTAAACTTAATGTTACTGGTGAGTCTATTGATAAAGCCCAACAGAATGACGCTTACAACAGTATCATCACGTGGATGACAAAAAACCCTGCTATTGTTAACAACCCTTATTTTAGGCAGTATGCCGAGAATAACGGGATTACCTTTATAAGAATGGAAACAGAAGATATTGAAGCCTTGCAACAAGGAATGACAAGGGAAAGTGTCCAACCACAACAGCGTGACGCTTTAATGGCTGAAGTTAATACCCAATAATATGCATTTAGAAGAATTAAAAAAACACCCTGGCTGGGAAGAAGCTAAACGGATATTTACCGATTGTATCGATGAAGAATATAATCTAATAGCTTACACTGGCGTTGATGATAATGTTGTCGGTCAGGAATATAAGGCAATGCGTAAAGCCAAGAATATTGTTAGGCGTGCCATTGCTAGAATTGAAGGTGCTAAAAACTTCGGTCTTAAGCCGAGGATTATTAGATAATAATGAGTCTGCATAGACTCCATAAAAAAATGCCAAATGAAAACGAGTTGGTCACTCCCCAAGAAGACCAAGAGGAATTGGAAAGTCAAATTGATGCCTCTATAAAAACCAATCCAGAAGATAAGTTTGTCCAAGACCTTGAAAAAAAAGAGGACGAAGACGATGAAACTTATCAGAACCGCTTAAAGGAAGTAGCGTTAAAGCGTCATCAATCTGCCAACGAGCTATATGCTCGCATTGGTAAGATTGAAAAGAAAATAGACGCCGTAACACCGCAACCTAAGCCAACGAAAGAAGTTAAAAAAACTAATCAAGAACAAACTCTTTCCGAGGAAACAATCCTTGAACAAACTGTTCTTATCAGTAAGGGCTTAGAACTAGACGACTTAAAACTTTTAAAGGACATTCAAAAAGTTCGTTCTATGAACGGAGAAGAAAAGTCTTTAACAGAGTTACAAGACGACCCAATGTTCAAAGCAAATCTTGCTGAAAGAAAGGCTAAAGAAGCAGAAGAAAAAGCTTCTCTACCTCCTTCAAGAGGTGGAAAGCCTATGGTTAAGACCCCTGACTTTATTAATAAAGAAACAGGAAGAATGGATCACATAGCTCACAAAAAATGGGTTCAGGAACAGCAGAAAAAGGGATAAGGTAATAGTTTTGTTCTTTCAATTTTATGAGTTCATATCCAACAGATATGTTCACTGGTGCAGCTGGTGATTTAGCGGTTTACATCCCTTAGTAATTTTGGGGATACAAAATCTTTTCTGATTAATGGGGAACACCCGACAGGGCAACCCTCAAGAACCTTTACAATTTTAATATAAGATGATACCATTATATTGGGGATAATAAAATAATAACAATATATGATATCAAAAGAATATATAGCAGGCTTTGTTGATGGAGAAGGCTACTTAGGAATAATCAAAAAAACAAGCAAGAGAAGTGTTAATGGTTATTACTATAAGACAGCAGTTAAAATAGCCCAAGTTTCTAAAAACAGATTTATACTAGATGAACTAAAAAGATGTTATGGAGGCACTGTTTCAAAAAACAGAGTTCACCCTGGAAAAAATCAAAGAGAAAGTGTTATGTGGGAAATAACTGGAAACAAAGCTGTTAGTAAACTTTTAAAGCATATTTATCCAAGTCTTATAATCAAAAAACATCAAGCTGATATTTTAATTGATTTTTATAAGATAGGAAAATCTACAAATGGAGTAGGTGGTAAATATGATGTAATCCGTAAAGACATAGATGTTAAAAAAACGGAATTATATAAGCGTATATTAAAATTGAACCATAGAGGACTTGCAGAGACTGAGTGAAAAGACACTATAAATTATAGTGATGCGACAGTCCGAACTGCACGAATAAAAAAAGGTGCAGAGGCTAACAGAAATGATTAGCCCATTCTATTTTAGAATAGTAACAATTTGGAAATTTGGGGTTCTGCTATCAACGACTTCGCCAAAGAAAACACCCCAGCTACAGACTTCTTCACAAACAGAAGTTCTGAATTGGCTGACGGTGGAAACACTGTTCACACTGGCAACTTGACACAGATGACTGCTAACGCTAAGGGCGTAGGTGCTGCGGTTACTTTAAACGCTCCAACCTTTACTGATGTTGACCTCGTTGTTAACACTTGGTATGAAGTTTCTTTCGCTGTTGAAGACGGCGACGAAGCTATTTGGAAAAAGTCTTTGTATCTTCAAGAGAAGATGGCAAAGAACGCTGGCTACACTGCTGGTCAAACATTGGAAAATGCTTTGATTGCCTTGTTCGCCTCGTTCACTTCAACCGTTGGTGCTTCAACTTCCGTGATTAAAGACTCGGATATTAGAGCCGCCTGTGGTGTTGTTGAAACTGCTACTTTAGAGGACATTGAAAACGGCGACCATCGCTTTTTCTTTGACCGTAAAGTTTGGTGGTCTCAAGTGTCCTATCAAGACGAGTTCAAGTTATACATCAATAACGGAACTGCTGACCCAATTACCAAGAAGCCTGTAAAAATGCTTTACGGTATCCCTGTTAGCACCTCGTCTAACATTGACTACGTATCAGGAGCAACTGGTTGTATCAACGTGTTAGCACACAAGGACGCTATCCATTACGCTTTGGCTAATTTGCCAAGACAGACAATGGACAAGGTTCGTGTTCAGTCTCAATATGACCAAGTTTATTTGGCCACATTGACTACCGCCGATTTGAAGTATGGTGTCATTATGAACCGTGCTACTTACGGCTGTATTATTTACTCTTCCGCCTCTTAATCGAGGTTTAAGATAAATTGTTTCTTGGCTCTCATCGCTTTTTTTGAGAGCCAAGGACAAAAAAGCAAACAATTATATGGGAAATGTAACAGTATCTAAAAACATTAAAAGAAAAAGAATTTATGTCAACGAAAAAGGGGCTACCGTTCCCGAGTTCGAAAAAAATAACACAAGAAGAAATTACGAGGTCGTTGGAGAGTCGTGCGGAGATGCAATCCTTGAAAAAGCGTCGGGAGCTCTTGCACGCCAAGAGGAGGCCTCGATAATGGAAAGAAACGCACCGCCACCAGTTGAAACTGTTAGCGGACAACCTGCCACAACAGAAGACAAAGGAAAGAAACTGGTTGCCGAACTTGAAGACGTTATGCTTGAAGAGTTAAAAACAGAGCTTCTAAAAGACGAAGATTTTAAAGCTAAAATGAAAGCTAAGATCCTTAAAAAGTTATTCAAATAATATGAAAGTATATTATGTGATTAATAAGTATGACGGATGTTATTATGTCCGTTGTCTTCTACCTCAAAGGCACAATGGTTGGCGTGGTGATTTAATGACAATGTATGACCAGCCAAGAGATAAACAAGAGTCGGCAATAGAATGTATTAATTCTGACGTTGTAGTATTTCATCGACCCGATAGCAAGGAGAGGATTGAGTCAATGAAGCTTTTAAAGCAGATGGGGAAGATAGTCGTCTTTGATAATGATGACACCTATAAGGTTAATGCTGATATGCAAAGAGCAGGCGTTGATTTCAATGAAACAGCTAAATGGATTGATGAGGCTATCAAAGAGGCCGACTTAGTCACTTGCTCAACTGAATTTCTAGCCAAGGAATACAGAGAGTTGCACGATAATGTCATTGTTATGCCAAATTGTGTTGACTCATTCGATTGGCCAGAACCTTTAAGAAACGAAACCGAGAAGATAAGAGTGGGGATTGTTGGTTCAACAACGTTTAACGATGATAGCTTGCCAGCCGAAGAACTTTTAAAAGAACTATCAGCTGATGATAGATTTCAATTAGTGATGTTTGGAACTCCAAGCCGTAAAGTGTCTAGCTCGGATCAAAAGAAGCACTATAAAAAAGACATCGCTTTTTGGGAACAGTTTAATGTAGAGTGGCACAACTTTGTCCCGATGTTTAATTACTTTGACGCTTTAAATGAGTTAAAGCTTGATGTAATGTTAATCCCTAGGAGAGATAACTATTTTAATCGCTGTAAGTCAAATATTAAGTGGCTAGAAGCGTCTATGTTAGAAATACCTGTTATCGCTCAAGACTTTGAAGACAGCCCTTACAAGACGATACAGCACGGCAAGACAGGTTGGCTGACTAGTGATTGGAAAGTTAAAGACCTGATGTTAAATAGAAAGGCGTTGAGAGAAGCGGGGAAGAATGCTAAAGAGTATATTTTAAAGAATTATGATATAACTAAAAAAGCTCATCTTTACGATGAGGTTTATCAAAAACTATGCAAATCAAAGACAAAAAGCTAGTAGAACTTTTAAAAAAGAAAAAGGAAATAGCCAAGACAATGGGAATGAAAGCGTCCGAAACTTTAGACAGAATTACTTCTAAGTATTCAGACCTTAAAAAGCGTGAGGCTAAAATCCAAGAACAGCTTAAAACCGAACAAGAGGCCATTGAAAAAAAACCTGCTTATCAAGAGGCTGTTAAGTTAGAGGATAAGGCCACTGGAATGGTTGCAGAATTGGAGGCTAAGATGTCAAACACAATCTTAGTAAAGTATTTTGACAAGCTCAAAGAAAATGAGATGTTTGGAATGATTAAAATGATTGATGATGAAACTGTTGACATCGAGATTGTTGACGAAGTAGAAAAGTTTAAAAAGAGATTGATTGAAAGCAAAAAGCAGTCAATTGCTAAAGCCAAAGGAGAGGTCAAATAGACCTCTTAACATACGGATAGTTTAGTGGTAAAACGCTCGCCTCCAAACCGAGAGTCAGGGGTTCAATTCCTCGCCCGTGTGCTATGTGTCCAAATTGTAAAAGAGAAAATATATTCTTCCATAAAGGATTTTGGCGAACTTTCTTAGATGACGGTTCTTTAAGCTCAAAGATAAGATCTTGCCATTGCGGTTATGTTTTGCCTAGTGTTTGGCACGACGAGGGAATACCTAAAATATCCCAAAGTTTTAAAAAGAACATAGGTGTTTATCTTCGCTATCAAAGAAGTAACGAATGTATAGACACTTACGGCTCGGATAGGATTAGAGGTGAGTGGGTTATCCCTTATTTAAAAGACGCTGAAATATATAATTATAAAAACACTTACAACACTATAATATTTCACGCTAAGGATTGGGAGGCTCTTAACAAGCACAAAGGATTGAAGATTGCCGATGTGTGCGACCCTGAATGGCTACAAGATATTACTGTTTTAGAGTTTTACGATAAGTGCGATATTATCACCGTTTCTACCAAAGGACTAAAAGACGAACTGTCTAAACTAATTGACCGTCCTATTTATGTGATTGGAGATGGACATAACTTTGAAGATTATCCAAAGTCCAAAGAACATAAAGGACGAGCAAAAGAAGTTGTTTGGTTCGGGTTTTCACAGAACGCTCATAGCCTTGCACCTTTCATTAGGACGATTAAAGAAAACAATCTTAAGCTTAAAGTAATATCACAATACAAAGACACTCACCCTCTTTCTTTAGCTGACTCGTTTATAAAATGGAATGGGCGGACTGCATATCAAGAGATAACTAAATCAGACATTGCTTTACTCCCTTTTAACGGAGCATTTAAGAGCGACAACAAGACTGTAACGGCTAAGTTGTGCGGATTACCAGTGGCTAAGACAGAAAATGATTTGATTAGATTTTTAGACGGAAAGGAAAGAGAAAAAGAAGTAAAGAGATACGACCTGAAAGATTACGATGTTAAGAATAGAGCTAAAGAATACCAGGCAATTATAAACGATTTTAAAAATGATTTTACTTTCTATACAGCGATATGTGGAGGCTTTGACGATGATAGAAAAGATATAAAGATTTTTGATAACAGCGAGCAAGATTTATTTGTTGATGATGTGATGAACGCCAAGAGATATAAGGTTCTTTCTCATCAGTTCATTAAAGGCGATAGTGTTTGGGTTGACGGAAATATCTACCCACTAGATAAAAAGGCTATTATAGATTTATTAGGTGATTATGATATGGCGGTATTCGCTCACCCTCACCGCAAGACTGTCTATGAAGAACACCTACCAGCTAGAGTGAGATTACCACAGCATATGAAGTCTTTAATGGACGAGCAGGTAGAACACTACAAGGAGCAAGGATTTGACGGCGGTAAACTGGCAGAGTGTGGAATGATAATTCGCAAGGATAACTTAGTTTGTAAAGAATTTAATAATAAATGGTGGTCGGAGATTTCCCGTTGGCAATGGCGTGACCAAATATCTTTCCCCTATGTGGCGTGGAAGTTAAGAAACAAGATTAAAATACGCTATATAGAGGGGAATGTAAGAACTAATCCGCTTTTTAAATATGTCAACCATTAGAATAATCACAGGAGCAGATAAAAAATACAGTCTTTTAGCCGATACTTTAGAAAAAGAGGCTATTTCTTTTGGTTATGATGTTAAAATGTTTGACTATGGCGGATATAGAGGAGAAAAAGTACCTTTAGCATTCCCCTCAACTTATGAAATAGATGTTTACAAGGCAAAAATACCGTCTAAACCCGATATTATTCTAAAAGGATTGAAAGGAAACAGCGTTTACCTTGATTGTGATTGCCGAATACTTAAAAAGCTTGATGTTAAGTTTGATTTTGACCTTGCTTTTACTGTTAGAGAGCCTAAATACCAAGACGGTAAGATTTTAGGTCATAAATTTCCACATATCACTGGCTATCTTAATGCTGGTGTTATTTTTTTAAAGGAAAGCGACAAGGTTCGTTATTTCTTGAAGTATTGGAAAGAAGAACTGCCTTTTACCGAAACAGGGAGCGACCAAGAGGCTTTGACTAACATTTTACGCCGACATATTACTGATTGGAGCTATGGGCTTAAAGAAGTTATGGGTTTAAAGGTTAGATTGCTACCAATGACCTACAACAGCGAGAACAAAGAAGAAAACGCTAAGATAGTCCATTACTGCGGAACTTATGAAGATAAAATAAAATATTATAAATAGATGTGTTCAATCCTGGGCTACCTTGAAAAAGGCGACAATTCAAAGCTAAGATTAAGAGGACAAGACTTAACTAACACTATCGTTAAGAATGGTTTTACTTTTGTTCACAATCTTTTATCGGTAACGGGAGAATTTACGCCCCAACCTTTTGTTAAAGGTGAGATAATCGCTCTTTATAACGGAGAGATTTATAATCAACCTTTTGAAAAGTCAGACGGAGAGTGTTTAATCCCTCTTTACGAAAAATACGGCACAGACTTTCCTAAATACTTAGACGGAGAGTTCGCTATCGTCTTATTTGACTTTAAAAAGGGAATTGCTTTATACGCTACCGACCCCTTTAAAACCAAACCTCTTTTTATTAACGGATTAGAGTTTGCTACTTATCGGAGCGGTGTTGGTGGTGAAAAAGCCAACCCTAACGAGATTGTAGTCAAAAAAATAAGCACGGGCGAGATTGTAGAGGTTAAAACTGTCTATGAATGGGACTTTAAACAGTCCAAAACGACCTATAACGATTGGATTATTGCATTTAGGTCGTCTATTGCTAAAAGAGCTAAGCAAGGGTGCTTTTTAGGTCTTTCTAGCGGTTATGATAGCGGTGCTATAGCGTGTGAAATGGCTAAACAAGGTATTAAGTTCAAAGCATATACTTTCCCAGGTTCAGAGAATAAAGAAATTCTTTATAAACGGTTAGAAAGACACGAAAACGAAGTTTTTAACATCAACTATGCCCTTTTACCGTTCTTGCAAGAAAACCTTGATAATGAGAAATACACAATCTACTATAAGGGAGAAGAAACAGAAATGCGGTTGCTAACTGACGGCGGAGGTTATGGCGTGGCTACCTTATGCGACCTTGCACACAAAGAGGGAAGAAAGGTTTGTTTATCTTCACAGGGAGCTGATGAGATTATGAGCGACTACTCACTTTTTCCAGACCAGAGCGAACTAAAAGGAGTTTATCCTAGCGATTTAAAGCTTTGGCGTAATTTCAACTATGGATGTCAAGAAAGTTATTTAATGAAAGAAGAATATTACGGCGGATCTTTCAACATAGAAACACGCTACCCATTTCTTGATAAAAAAGTGGTTCAAGAGTTCCTATGGCTTACGCCAGAACTTAAAAACGCATTTTACAAAGCACCTTTAAGAGAATATTTGACAAGGGAAAACTACCCGTTTGATGAGGGAGTTAAAATTGGTTTCTCTGTACCCTTGACAAAGTAAAAAAAACTTTATTTTTAATCTAAAAAATGGTATAATAATAATTAGAAAAGATTAAATAAATTGTTCTTTATATCATAAATTCTGTGGCAACGATGACAAAGATAAATCCAATCAGAAACATCTCTTAAATATTTTCCAGTTTTGTTAGCTAATTCTATCCCGCAACTTCCGTTAGACCGTTTAAAAGTTGGTTTTCCACAATGTTCACATTTAGTTGGTTCTCCTTTTTCTCTTTTTACTACTATATGTAAATGAGCATAGTTTGTTGGCTTTTCTTTATAGACTGGACTATTCTTACCTGTATGAGTTTTATGATAGCATTCAAAACATCTTTTCTGTCCGTGATATATTTCTTTTCCGCAATCTATACATTTATTTTTTATTCCACCTTTCCAATTAGGATGATTTTCAGGGATAGAAATATGTTTATTCCAGCATTCTTTGCAACGATTAGTGTTCCTAAAAGAATATCTTTGAGAAAGTTCTTTACCACAATCTATACATTTTGATTTACCACCCCTATAGTTTGGGTTATTTTCTTTAACAAGATTAAGAGAAGACCACGCCCCCTTGCATTTCAAGGAACAAAAACGTCTTTCATAATAATTACCCCAAGAAATTTTAAAATTAGAGCCACTTCTAAATGGTCTATCAAATATTTCACCACAAAATTCGCACTTTTTTAAAGTTTTTGCAAGATGTTCATTTTTCATATAAATAATTTAATAATAACTCTTTAATTGTAGCATCATATAATTGCAATGTCAATTATATAGAGCTGATAAATATATTCAGTATAATAATACGAAGCTGAAAGATGGATTAATTCAAATGTGCGAGCAGAAATGCGGATTTGATGATGGCGTAATTAGCGGAAATACTTTAAGAATGGCTCAATTTACTGCGATGTTAAATCGTGGTTATGCTTTAGTTACTAATTGGCTTTTGACCTTAAATAAGCAATGGAGATTTGATGACAGTAACTACACTGATTTCCCAATATCCACAACGACCTTAGTTGATAATCAGAGAGATTACACAATACCAGATAAACTTTTAAAGCTTAGACAAATTGAAGTCTTAGATTTATCTGGAAACTACTACCCTCTTAATCTTTTGGAAGAAGAAGATTACAGGAGAAAGTTTGAGAATATGCAAGAGGAAGCAGGTAAGCCAAATAGTTATTATCTTTTAGGTAATAGCGTCTTTCTTTATCCAAAGCCAACTTCTTCTTATGCTACTTTAACAGCTGGTCTTAGATTTACTTATGATAGATACGCTGATTACTTTACGGTAGACGACACTACTCAACAGCCTGGATTTGCTGAAACAATGCACCAAATACTTCCTTACCTAGCTTGTATTGAATACACAGAAGATAAGGATATGGCTAGATACAACGTTTTAAAAGCTAAGGTTTATGAGCCTGTTATTGGTCTTAAATCACAGCTAGAAACTCTTTATCTTCATAAAGACGCTAACGATAAATCTAAAATAACAAGAAAGCGTAAATCTTATAAATAAATGGAATACTTATATCCGCCGTTAGTCGATATTACTAATACACCTAAAGAAGAAGTCATTAAAATAGTCCGTGTTAATACAATAGAAAAAAGATACAAGAATAATGAGATGTGTAAAAAGGATTATGACGAAAAGCTAGACAGGGCTAAGAAAGGAATTAAAGAACCAGATATAGTCTATGCTCCTATTGAAGAGCCAATCGAACCAATTGAAGAACCTCAAGAAGAACCGACAGAACCCATTAAGGACAAAGAAGATAAATAGATAAAAGAAATTAAAAAATAAATATGTCTTGGAATAATAAATCAAAGAGCGATGAACCTACTTTCCTAGTGGCAGAAGACCTTTCTCAATATCTTGTTGGTTCAGATGAAGATATGCCTTTAATAACCAAACAACCATCTATTTGGGATGA